AGTCAGTTACATGGCAAAGAAAGTATCGAAATGGTTCCGTATCGGGGTCGAAGGCGACACCTGCGACGGCCGCGAAATTGATGCTAACGACATCAAGCAAATGGCGGAGACATACAGCGCGAAAGCCTACGGTGCCCGCGTCAATCTGGAACACATCAAAGGCGTTTTACCGACCTGTGATTTCCGCCGTTATGGCGACGTGATCCAGCTGAAAGCCGAACAAATTGATGACGCGGCTGAACCGCTGCTGCATGACAAATGGGCGCTGTACGCAATGATTAGCCCGACCGCGGATTTAACGCAAATGGTCGGCGACGGGCAGAAGGTTTACACCTCGATGGAGATCAAACGCAACTTCGCCAATTCCAATAAATCCTACCTGGTCGGTCTGGCCGTCACCGACGACCCCGCAAGCCTCGGCACTGAAATGCTGGAGTTCAGCCGCAAAGCCAAACAGAACCCGCTCGCCGGTCGTAAATCTGATCCGGACAGCCTCTTCACCGTCGCCACCGAAGCACTGATTGAGTTTGAAGATGCACCGGAAACAGCCCCTTCTCTTTTCGCGCTGGTGAAACAAAAGCTTTCACGTAAACAGGCGTCCGACGATGCCCGCCTGGCCGATGTTCACGAAGCTGTCAGCGAGGTAGCTCAATACGCTCAGACCGAAATTGATAAGCATGAAACCAGCCTGAACGATCTGCTGAGCCGCGTCGATATCCTGGAAAAATCCCCCGCTGCGGAACATGACGCCTTCACTGAATTGAAAGGCAAGTTAGCGCAGACACCGGCGCAGAACTTTAACCAGCGCCCGCACGCAACCGGCGGTGCAGGCGTGGACGAGACGGTCACCGACTGCTGATCCGACACCTTTAACTCATTCTCAGGAAATACCTCATGAAAAAAGAAACGCGCTTTAAATTTAATGCGTTCCTCTCCCAGCTCGCCAAACTCAACAACGTTGACGTCGGCACGCTGGACAAGAAATTTAACGTCGAGCCGTCCGTCACGCAGACGCTGATGACCCGATTACAGGAATCCTCAGAGTTCCTGACCCGTCTCAACATCATTCCGGTGGACGAAATGATGGGCGCGAAAGTGGGCGTCGGCGTCACCGGCACGATTGCCAGTACCACCAACACTGACGCCGGTGACGAGCGTGAAACCGCTGATTTCACAAAGCTGGATCAGGAAGGCTATCACTGCACCAAAACCAACTATGACTTCCACTGGATGTACAGCAAGCTGGACTTATGGGCGCGCTACAACGATTTTCAGACCCGCCTGCGTGACGCCATTATCAAGCGTCAGGCGCTGGATCGTATCCTGGTCGGCTTTAACGGTGTTTCCCGCGCACCGACTTCTAACCGCGTTCAGAATCCGCTGTTGCAGGATGTCGGTGTGGGCTGGCTGCAAAAATACCGCCTGAATGCCCCGTCCAAAGTGATGGGCATGATTGTCGCCGAAGACGGTACCGTGACCAATGAGGCGGTCAAAGTCGGTGGCGAAGGTGAATACAAAAACCTCGACGCGCTGGTCTTTGATGCGGTGAATGAACTGATCGACCCCATCTATCAGGACGACACCGAACTGGTGGTGATCTGTGGCCGCAAGCTGCTCGCAGATAAGTATTTCCCGCTGATCAACAAACAACAGCCAAACACTGAGGCGATGGCCGCCGACCTGATTGTCAGCCAGAAACGCATCGGCAATCTGCCCGCCGTTCGTGTGCCCGGCTTCCCTGCTAACGCCATGCTGATCACCCGCCTGGATAACCTGTCTATTTACTGGCAGGACGGCACGCACCGCCGCCACGTTGAGGAAGTACCAAAACGTGACCGTATCGAAAACTACGAATCCATTAACGAGGATTATGTGGTTGAAGATTACGGCTGCGGCTGTCTGATCGAGAACATCGAAGTGACCGCCGGAGAAGACGGCACAGCTGAAAAAGCTGATCTCAGCAAATTCACCTCGGCGATCGTTGATGCCATCAAAACTGCATCCGGTACCACCGCACCGGCAGCTCAGGAGTAAGCCATGACCAGCCCTGCCCGACGTCATTTGTTGCGGCAGTCAGCTATCGAAGCCGCGCAGCAGGATACCAGCCTGCTGCGTCATGCCACCGGCTATGAACTGCTGCTGCAAAAGCTTAATGCTGACCAGAAAGCCCTGAAGAAAGCCTATTCCGCTGAGAAAAAGGCAGAACTCAAACGCAAGATGCTGCCCGAATATGCACCATGGGTGGCGGGCGTTATCGCCGAGGGGAAAGGCGCTCAGGACGCCATCCTGATGACCATCATGATCTGGCGTATTGATGCCGGTGACTACGCCGGTGCGCTGGAAATCGCTCGCTACGCGCTTCATTACAAGCTGGCGATGCCGTTCGGCAAACGTCCTGCCGGTTATGCGCTGGCGGAGGAAATCGCCGACATGAGCACCCGCGCTCATGCTGCCGGTGAGCCGGTCAGTCTCGATGTACTGATGACCACGATGGAACTGACTGACAGTCAGGATATGCCGGATCAGGTACGCGCCAAGCTGCACAAAATTACCGGTTACCTGTATCGCGATGCGGAGAAACTACCGCTCGCCCTGCAACACCTGAAACGCGCCTTCCAGCTGAACAGCAACTGCGGCGTTAAAAAGGATATTGAGCGGTTGGAATCAGCCATCAAAAAGGCTGCCAGCAGCTAAACAGAACGCGCCCCGCGCCGGACGGCACGCCAGCCGCGACAGGTTTGTGACCTCGTTCAACGCTGGCGTTCACCGTCCCCTATTCAGAGGTCACTATGTCTCTTGTTGTACCTGCACCAAAGCCGGACGCCGCGACGGAACCCGCGATCAAAAACACGCACTTCTGGCCGGATATTAGTCCGGTGGAGTTACGCGACACGCTGCGCCTGGAAGGAACGGTGACCACCAAACGTCTGCGCGCCGTCATTAAGTACGCTCTGACCGAAGTGAATGCCGAGCTTTACAGCTACCGCGTCGCACAACTGGCTCAGGGATACAAAACTCTCGCTGATGTCCCGGCTGACCAGATTGATGACGAAAGTATCAAAGTCTGTGCCTACCTGCGGGCGGTTTCATCCATTACGGCAGCCATTCTTGCGGAACGATATCCGAACAGTGATACCACCGATGCTGGCAGTAAAAAGGCGGAGATTGTCGAAAGTACGGTTGATGAACTGTGGCGTGATGGCCGCAATGCGATAAGCGATGTCGCTGGCGTGTCGCACTGTGTGATCGGGCTGCTCTGATGAAAGTCTATGCCGAACAGGGCGACACCGTGGATTCGCTCTGCTGGCGTTACTACGGGCGCACCGAATCGGTGATGGAACAGGTTTACGCGGCTAACGTTGGCTTAGCCGCTCGCGGGGCAATTTTGCCCCATGGCTACGCGGTGGAGCTGCCGGATATTACTCAGGCTGCAGTCAGCGAAACCGTCTCACTTTGGGACTGATGACCATGGAGCGCATCACCTCGTTTATTTGTTATTGCGTCGCGGCCTTTCTTGCGTGGCTCGGCGCAATGTCGCCGCAGGATATTGCCTTTTTAGTCGGTGCCGCCGTCGGCGTCGCGACCTTCCTGGTGAACTGGTACTACCGGCGCAAAACTTACCGCCTGCTGAAAGCAATGGGCATCAGGGGGGACATTAATGCAGCCATCAATCGTTAGACGCTGCGCCGTCGCCGCAGTACTTGCGATTGCCGCGCTGCTGCCGCAAACGCAGACCCTGAAAACCTCCGCCGCCGGTCTGGCACTGATCGCTGATTTTGAAGGCTGCCGTCTGTCCGCCTATCAGTGCAGCGCGGGTGTCTGGACAAACGGCATCGGGCACACCGCAGGCGTGAAGCCGCAGACCCAAATAAGCGAACGTCAGGCCGCCGTGAATCTGGTGGAAGACGTGATGCGGGTAGAGAAAGGCATTGCGCGCTGTATGCCGGTTGCCATGCCGCAGCCGGTGTATGACGCCGTGGTGTCGTTTGCGTTTAACGTCGGCGTGAAGGCGGCCTGCAAATCAACGCTGGCGTTTTTCATCAACAAGGGGCGATGGCGGGACGCCTGCGAGCAGTTGCCGCGCTGGGTGTTTGTGAAGGGCGAGCGCGTCACTGGCCTGGAACGCCGCCGCGCGAATGAGCTGGCCTACTGCCTGCGGGGTGTCTGATGCGCATTTTACTTGTTTTGCTGCTGGCAGCCTGCGCGCTGGCGGGGCTGCAAACCTGGCGTATTGGTGGCCTGACTGATAAAGCCGACCAGGCACAGCGCATTATCGGCACGCTGTCCGCCGGTATTGAAAGCCGCGACAACGCCATTAACCGCCTGAACGATGATGCCGCAGTGCGGGAACGCCAGGAACAAAGCCTGCGCACCCAGCTCGCACGGGCAAGTCAGCAGGCGCGGGATCGTGAAGTTCATATTCAAAGGTTACTCAATGAAAATCAGGAAATGCGCGATTGGTATGGCGCTCGTCTGCCTGATGGTATCAGCCGGATGCACGCACGTCCTGCCTTTGCCAGCGCCGCAGATTATTTACATTGGCTGTCCGGCGGTAACCAGTTGCCCGATACCGGCAAGCTCACCGGTCACTAACGGCGACTTAAGCGCCGATGTCAGAAACCTGGAGGCCGCGCTGACGGCCTGCGGCCTCCAGGTGGAAGCGGTCAAACAATGCCAGGAGGAACACCGTGTTAAAACCCGCTCAACTGCGAAAAGCGTTAACTGACGCCGTGCCGGTGCTGCAAACCAGCCCCGACACGCTGCGGATGTTTGTGGATAACGGGCGCATCGTTTCCACGTTAGCCAGTTCGCTGTCGTTTGAATACCAGTATCAGACCGAGCTGCTAATCACCAACTTTGCCCAGGACTGCGATCTGATTATTGTGCCGATCCTGGCGTGGTTGCGTGAGAATCAGCCGGACATCATGGCGACACCCGAAAAGCAGCAGACCGGCTTTAAATTCAAGGCCGATATGCTCGATGATGGTTCCTACGATATCGCGATTGACGTGCAGCTCACCGAGCGCGTGATCGTGAAACAGATTGATGCCGGTCTGTACGTGGAGCATTTTCCGGAACCGCCTCTGCCGGAGCCGGTGGAAAGGCCGCGTGAACTGTACCTGCACGGCGAGTTAGTGAGTCAGTGGAATGAGTGAGCTGACTGCGTTTGATACCCGCCTGGCGGGGCTGATTGCCGCGCTGTCACCGCAAAGCCGTAAGGCGATGGCGGCAACCATTGCGAAGCGTCTGCGCAAACATCAGCAGCAGCGCATTAAGCAGCAGGTCACGCCAGAAGGGCAGCCATTCACCCCGCGACGTCCGCAGCCGTTGCGGGCAAAGAAAGGCCGCATTAAGCGTGAAATGTTCGCCAAACTACGCACGGCAAAATACATGAAGGCCAAAGGCACCGCTGACGACGCCGTGGTGGAATTCACCGGCCAGGTTCAGCGCATGGCGAAGGTGCATCAGTACGGGCTGCGGGATCGCCCGTCTGTCCGTGCGAAAGAAATGCAGTATCCGGCGCGTCCGCTGTTAGGGCTGGATGCGGAGGATATGAAGATTGTGGAAGATGAATTGCTAAAACGTATTAGCTCAGGCTTGACCTGACATAACTGCGGCACAGAGCCAAACCTAATCTGACAGGCAGCTCTGTGCCAGATGAAGACGCTTCTTACTTGGGGTGGCCTATGATAATACCATGCGTTAACAATTAAGACCTGAAATACATTTGCATTTTTTATAAATGAATATTAAGTTCCTTCAGTTAATGAGTTTTTAAATATATAAGGGATTTAAGGTTTTTTATGAAAAAACTATATTTAAGTGATAACACTACTTGTGTTGGAGTTGTTAAAAGTGTTGCGGACTTTCTCAATCTTGTTAAAAAATCCAATGGGGAATGGCTTTATGGTAATTTATTTAGAGGGCAGAGTGATACTAAATGGCCTATAATGTCATCCCTCACCAGAAATATCACCCCTTCAATTATTGAAATAAAAGGCAAGCATGGAGACATTGAATTAAATTCACAAAAATTTGAAGATGTATTTAAAAGTGATTTCTTTAAAAAAAGTATGAATGATAAATTAAATTCAATACATTCAGGTTATATTAATTTCAAAAACCTTTTACCTCCTTATCTTAGCGAGGTTGAACACAAAGAATTTATTCTCAATTCAGATCTATCACTGCTATTGTTAGCTCAGCACTATGGATTACCAACAAGGTTTATTGATTGGAGCTTAAATCCTTTAGTAGCGCTTTATTTTGCAGTTGAATCCTCAAGACCTAATACAAATGAAAAAGCAGCTGTATTCAGCTATTCTGGCGAAAATACTCTAACAGGAGAAGAGTTTTATCAAGGTTTTCAATATGGATTTGATGTTAATTATAAAAAATTGTTAGCCAATTCGACTTATACAGATAACGGTGATTTTGATTTTATGAAGGCAGGGAAAGTATCATCCTACAAATTTAAGAAATTTGCAGTGGAAGAAATTGAATTCATCCCTAGCCATCCAATTTCTATAACTCACTTCAGATTTGATAGGCGAATGGATGGTCAAGAATGTATGTTTACATTCCAAAATAAATTACTAGAACCTTTTTCACCAGTAGACTCTAATAGCCTAATTAAAATTGAAGTAGAGAATCCTTATTCAATAAAAACTGAATTAATTCAATTGGGCTTTGTTACATCAAAAATATACCCATCTATTTCTGGTTTAGCTCAAACACTCAAATTCAATCATGCAAATGAAAATTATAAATTTCTTAAATAAGAATTTATTACAAATTGGGTTCCCTATATGGAGGAAATTCTATAAAGGATGAAGGCGTTTATTAAAGTATCGTATAATCATACACTAACGTAGATTTATGTCCGATTTTAGCTCAAACCAGACTGTCAGATTTGATGATGTTCTACCTACGAAATGTGTCAGCCCAAGTTTGAGCTAAAACTCCTCAATCAGTGATCCCCACGTTGTGCCACCTGCCATCAACCCGCCTCAAATTGTATGCCGCCTGACAGGGCGGCATTCTTTTATGCATGAATACATCCATCCCAAACAATGACATTCCGCGCCTGCTGCGCAATCTGATCCGCATTGGCACCGTTGCCGAGGTGGATTTAGTTGCGGGCACCTGTCGCGTCAACACCGGCGGCAACGTCACCGACTGGCTGCACTGGCTGACCTCCCGCGCGGGGCGTTCCCGTACCTGGTGGGCACCGTCTGCCGGTGAACAGGTTGTGTTGTTCTGCCTGGGCGGCGAGCTGGATACCGCCTTTGTGATGCCTGGCATTTTCTCTGATGACTTTCCTGCGCCGTCAGCGTCAGCCGATGCCTTACACGTCACGTTCCCTGACGGCGCAGTGATCGAGTACGAACCCAAAACCGGCGCGCTGCTGGCTACCGGCATCAAGTCCGCCACGGTGAATGCTGCGGACAAGGTGGTGGTGACTGCTCCGCTGATTACCTGCACGGCGAAAACGCGCATTACGCTCGACACGCCCGAAGTGGTCTGCACCAACAAGCTCACCACCGCCACTATCGAGATTAAGCAAGGCGGCACGATGACCGGCAACCTCACCCATTCGGGCGGCAGCATCACGTCAAACGGCATCGTTGTTCACACCCATAAACACGGCGGCGTCCAGACGGGCGGCGGTCAGACGCAGGTGCCTTCATGACCAATGCCAAATACATCGGACTGGCTCGCGACACGGGGCGCAGCGTCGAAGACCTGGTGCACATTCAGCAGTCGGTCAGCGACATTATGCGCACGCCCGTCGGTTCCCGCGTCATGCGCCGTGACTATGGTTCACTGCTGTCGATACTGACTGACCGCCCGCAGAATGCGGCGCTGCGCCTGCAAATCATGGCGGCCTGTTACAGCGCGATCCTCAAGTGGGAGCCACGCGTCAGCCTGACCGGCATCACCTTTGAAACGACGTTCGACGGAAAAAGCGTGGTGGAACTCACCGGCACCCGCAAAGACACGTCCGCCACCATTTCCTTAACCCTACCCGTGAGCTGAATTATGGCAACTATCGACCTGAGCCAGTTACCCGCCCCCGACGTGGTGGAGGTGCTGGATTACGAAATCCTCCTGGCGGAGCGCAAAGCCACGCTGGTCTCGCTGTACCCCGAAGACCAGCAGGCTGCTATTGCCCGCACGCTGACCCTGGAGTCTGAGCCGATTGTGAAGCTGCTGGAGGAGAATGCTTACCGCGAAGTGATCCTGCGTCAGCGGATTAACGAGGCGGCGCAGGCGGTGATGCTGGCTTATGCCACCGGCACAGACCTGGACAATATCGCCGCCACGTTCAGCGTGGAACGCCTGACGATCACCCCTGCGGATACGGTCAGCGTGCCCGCCGTGGCGGCAGTAATGGAAAGCGATGCTGATTTGCGTATCCGGGCGCAGCAGGCGTTTGAAGGGCTGAGCGTAGCCGGTCCGGTCGGCGCGTATGAGTATCACGGGCGCTCGGCTGACGGGCGGGTGGCGGATATTTCGGTGATCAGTCCGTCGCCTGCCTGCGTGACGATTTCCGTGCTGGCGCAGACCGGCAACGGCACCGCGCCCGCCGACCTGCTGGCGAAAGTTCAGGCCGCGCTCAATGACGAGAACGTCCGTCCCGTGGCCGACCGCGTGACCGTCCAGTCAGCTACGGTGGTGAATTACACCATTGATGCCGTGTTGTATTTATTCCCGGGTCCGGAAGCCGAACCTATCCGCGAAGCCGCCGAAGCCAAGCTTATCGCCTACACCACCGCGCAGCACCGTTTAGGCCGCGACATCCGGCTGTCCGCCATTTATGCCGCGCTGCACGTTGAAGGCGTGCAGCGGGTGGAGCTGAAAAGCCCCGCCGCTGACATCGAGCTGGATAAAACGCAGGCGTCATTCTGCACCGCTTACACCCTGAAAGTGGGCGGTTACGATGAGTGACCGCCTGCTGCCCGTCGGTTCCTCCGCGCTGGAAGTCTCCGCCGCCGATGCCTGCGCCGCGCTTGAAAACGTGCCGGTGCCGCTGCGGCAGCTTTGGGATCCGCTGACCTGTCCGGCGAAGTTTTTGCCGTACCTGGCGTGGGCGTTGTCGGTTGACCGCTGGGATGAAAACTGGCCTGTCGCCACCAAGCGCCGCGTCATTCAGTCGGCGTGGTTCATTCACTGCCACAAGGGAACCCTCGGTGCCATCCGGCGCGTGGTGGAGCCGCTCGGCTACCTGATTAACGTGACCGAATGGTGGGAAACCAATGACGAGCCGGGCACGTTTCGGCTGGATATCGGCGTGCTGGAAACCGGCATCACCGAAGAAATGTATTTAGAGATGGAAAGGCTGATTGCCGACGCCAAACCGGCCAGCCGCCACCTGATCGGATTGACCATCACCCAGGATATCAAAGGCGATGTTTACATTGGCGCAGCGCAGTACACCGGCGAGCTGCTGACCGTTTACCCCGCATAAGAGGACGCTATGAGCACATTTAAATCCGTCGTCACCACGCTAGGCCAGTCGCGTATCGCGGCAGCCATTGCGGCGGGGACTGACATCAATATCACGCAGCTTGCCGTCGGTGACGGTAACGGCAAAGCGACCACGCCGGTCGCCACCCAGACCAAACTGGTTAAAGAGGTATACCGCACGCAGCTCAATTCCTTAAAGCTGGATCCCACTCACGGCAACTGGGTGATTGCCGAGGCCGTGATTTCTGCCAGCGTCGGCGGTTTCTGGATGCGAGAAATGGGACTGTTCAGCAGCGACGGCGCACTGATTGCTGTCTGCAATATGGCGGACACTTACAAGCCGACACTGGCGGAAGGTTCAGGCCGCACGCAGACGTTACGGATGGTGATTGCCGTCAGCAATACCGAAGCTATCAGCCTGCTGATGGATGACTCGGTGATTATGGCGACTGAGCAGTATGTGAATGACCTGCTGGCGGCGCATGAAAAATCCCGTAACCATCCCGACGGCACGACTGCGGCAAAGGGTTTTGTCCAGCTCAGCAACTCGGTCAGCAGTACCAGCGAAACGCTGGCCGCCACGCCAAAAGCGGTGAAGACCGCCAACGACAATGCGAATACACGCGTACCCTCCACCCGCAAGGTGAATAATAAGCCGCTGAGCGCCGATATTACCCTGGAGGCGGCGGACGTCGGGGCAATGAGCAATCTGATGCTGGCAACGGACACGACGAAGGTTAAGCGTCTTGATGACCCGTCCATTATTGACGTTACGAATCCCATCAGTATTTCTGCCACGTTTGAAGACCACCCTCTGGGGGCGACCTATATCGTTGCCGGTCAGTTGCACAACTGGCGGCGCTACTGGCCGGCGGGTGCGGCAGCGTATCAGCGGCTGATTAATAACGACGGGCAGATTTTTGAGCGCATAGGTTCATACACTGCTGCGGGCGGCTGGAAGTGGTTCCTCAGCGACAGCGGTTATCCGTTCGGCTGGCGGAAAATCATGGACAGCGGCAGCATGACGCTGGCGGACTTAACGCGGCTGGGCGTCGCCCGATCGGGTGAGAACGCGGACATTACCGGCCTCAGCAAACTTACCAGTATTGCGTCCAGCGTTAAAATGGCGGCTAACCTGGAGGTCGCCAGTTCGATCCAGGCGAATTACCGGATGGCTGTTTTCCGGGCAAATGATTATGAAGCCTATATGTCATTTACCAGCCGTCTCGGTTCAGTCTCGGCGAACAATTTACCCTCTGCATTAACGTCCATGGGAAATGTTTATTTTCGTCTGCCTAACACGCTGACAGACACCGACCCGCACGCTGGGCGCGCGCTGGGTGGCTTGTCCGCCGCAGTTTATCCGGCAGGCGAAGGCGTGATGCGTATGGATGCCAGGGATGAAACCGGCACCATTAAAGCCCGTATCGTCTGCGACGGACAAACTGACAGCGTACAAATCGCTAACGGCGTTTTACGGCCTGAGTCAGGTATTACCCTTTCCTCAACGAATGCGAATTCAGTGATCCGCGGGCGTAATGATGCCGTCATTCTGCGTGACCATAACAACGGCAATGTCACCTTGTCAGCC